AGAGCTAGGAGTTAATGATCCAACCACAGGTGTTCTTGCACAAGAGGTTAAAAAATATATGCCTGAAGCAGTTATTGAAGACGAAAACGGATATTACAAAGTTAATTACGGAGTTTTATAATGGCATTTTCAATGCAAGATTTAATGGCAGGCTTACCTGGTTCACAACCCACAAATCCTCTTTCGCCTACTGTTAATCCATTAATTAATTTTCAAATAGATAGAAAACAATTAGCTGGCGATGTTGCAACCAACAAAGCTGCTATTAAATCAGATAAAAACCAAAAGTTAGGCATGATGCTTTACGCGCTTGGCGGCGCTTTGCGTGGCGATAAAGATTTTGTGCAAAACACCATGGCAATTCAACAAATGCAAGAGGGTAAGAAAAAGCAAGAAGAGAGAAAGAAAAACTATCAAGAGTTTCTTGCAACATTAAATCCTGAATCTCCATTCTATGATTTGTCTAAAGCAATGGGTTATGAAAATTTGGATAAATTAATATTAGAAAAATATAAAGCTGAACAACCAGCAGCAGGAAGGCCTACAGCAGCAGCACAAAACTATGCCTCTTTGCAAGAAATTAGAAAAACTGGAACTGCTGAAGACATAGCATTAGCAGAAAAGGTTTTTGCTGGTATAAACGCTGGAAAAACTGAAACACAAACTTTGCAAGCTACTGCTGCTTCTTTAGCAAAAACAGTTAATCCAATAACTCAAGAACTTTATACGCCACAAGAAATACAAGCTCAATTAGATAATTTAAAAAATATTTTTAAACAATTCTCAGTGCCTAAAACAGAAGACATAAAAGATGATAAAAAAGTTATGACTGTAGATGGTTTTGAAATAGAAGAAGTTTAACGGGGCTGATATGCCTTCATATAAAATAACAGATGCACAGGGTAAATCTCTTAAAGTTACAGGTAATGCTGTTCCAACAGAAGAACAAATAAAAAAAATTTTTTCTGATTATTACGCATCACAACCAAAACAAGAAGCATCTTTAACAGACAGAGCTTTGGATTTTGGCATTACTCCTTTTGGTAAATCTGACCAAGAAATACAAAATGAAATAAACGAGCAAAGAAATATAGCAGAGATAACTGGCGCAGCTCCAAAAGAATATAAATACACAGAAGAAACTTTATCAAAAGATCCTCAATGGATTGAATCTGCTAAACAAGTTTATCAATTAAACGAAGGCGCAGAAGCAACAGGCTTAGAATCTGATGATGATTATGCCAAATATGCTTTAGATTATATGGGTTGGTTTAACTACAATCTTCCTAAAATGGGGTGGGAGACAGCTCAACTTACACAAGCAACAGACGAACAAAAAAATGCTTTTGTTAATTTGATGGATATGTATGACCAGAAAAAAATTAGCTTAGCTGGAACTGGAAGATTTATTAAGGGCGTTGCAACAGATCCTAGCATTTTAATAGGCGGCGGATTAGGCGCACAAGCAATTAAACAAGGTATAAAAGCTGGTGTAAAAGAGGCAACAAAAGCTGGTTTAAAATCTGGAGCTAAAGCTGGTGTGTATGAGGGTACTGCATATACAGTTGCAGACAACGCTTTAAGACAATCAGCTAGAATACAAGCAGGTCAACAAGATGGCTTTGATCCAATACAGTCTTTAAAATCAGCGGCATTAGGAGCAACTTTAGGCGGAGCATTGGGCGGAACAGTTGGTGGAATTTCTGGATATAGAGCGGCTAAAAATAAATTAGATGATGTTATAACTAGAGAACAACCAAGCATTGAAGACCCGAAAATAACAACCAAAGAAATAGCTCAAGAAGTTGAATCAGTTATACAGAAAGAAATAACTCAAGAAAAAGAAACTTTAGTTTCTCCAAGCACAAGAACACAGCCCACTTTGAAACAAGAATTAGAAGAAATAACACAACCTTTACCAGATATAGAGTTGCAGCCATTTCAACCTAGAGCAGGATTGTTTGGTGAAGCCTATCAACAAACAGCAACCAACATTATAGATTCAATCAAAAAACCATTTGTAAGATTTTCTCCTTTAAAAACCTTGCCAGAACAAAAAGAATATTTAACGCTTAGAGGATTAACTGGTGGTAAATTAACCAGAGTTAAAGACATGACAAGAAAAGTATTTGATACTTTTTCCGAGTTATCGCCTGAAGATAATTTTGCCGCTAGAAAATATTTAACGAAAGAAGCAGATATTAGCGTTATAAAAAATAAAGACTTACAAAAAAAAGCAAAAGACCTTAGAAGGGGAATAGATTATATTGGCGATTCTTTGGTTAGGTCTGGAATACTGGAAAAAGAAACTGTTGAAGCCAACAAAGGATCTTATTTACCCAAAGTATATTTAAAATATTTAGATAAAAAATCTGCCATGGGTTACACAAAACCTAGAAAAGATATGAGTGATGAAACTATAGAATTTCTCGGTGAAGTCACAGACATATCTCAACAAGGAGCAAGAGCAATAGAAGATCCAATGACTGATATTGTTCAATATCAAATGTTTGAAAAGGTATTTAACAATCCCAAATGGACATTGCAATCTGGCTTGGTAGATTTTCAAGGCAAAAAAGTTAGTCCAGTTTGGTTAAAACAAGAGAGAGATAGGGTTGCTGATGAAATAACAGGAAACCTAAGACCAAATAAAGACAAAAAAATTGTAAAAGAATTTGACAGTTTAATTGACCAAGCAAACGCAAACATACAAAAAGAAGATCTTTCTTTGTACAAACAAATGCCAGACAGCAAACAGTATGGTGTTCTAAGGGGAGCATATGTCAGAAAAGAAATTTATGATGATCTTTTATATGCTGGCAATGTATCTGATAACTGGTTTAGAAAAATATTTGGACAGCCTGGAAAACTAGCAAAGCTAACAAAATGGTTTAAGTTTTCTAAAGTTGCTTTAAACCCACCATCACAAATTCGTAATGCTTCTTCAAATGTTATTTTGTTAGATTTGTCTGGAATACCTGCGCAAAAATTACCAAAAAGAATTTTAGAAGCAGTACAAGATATGAGTAAGAATGGCCCATATACTCAAATAGCAAGAAAATATGGAATCATAGATTCAACATTTGCAAAACAAGAAATGGTTGAACTCAACAAACTATACAGAAAATTAAAAGCTCAAGAAACTAAAAACGCTGTAGATGCTGCTAGATATTATGGAAGCATAATAGGTGATTGGGCTGGTAATGTTTACCAAGCCATAGAAATTATTGGCAAAACAACAAAAATAATTGATGAGATGAAAAGGGGCGTTGACGAAGCTAATGCAGCTTTTGAAGCGCAAAAATCTTTATTTGATTATTCTTTAGTTCCAGCCTCAGTAAAAGATATTAGAACTCACTCTCTTGGTATACCATTTATGACTTTTTACTATAAAGTTTTACCTAATTTATTGGAGTCTGCAATTAGATATCCAGAAAAATATGTAAAGTATTTGGCTATACCAACAGCAGCGGCAGCTTATGTTGCATCTACAAAAGATGTTTCTATTGACGATGTAAATAAGTTAAAAGAAGCAATGCCAAAATGGATTAGAGATAAAGGTTCTGCTTTTTTATTACCATTTAAAGATGAAAATGATAAATGGCAAGTGTTTGATTTTAGTTATTTTCTTCCTTGGAGTATGTTTACAGGCATAGCAACAGATGCAAAGGAAGGAGAACTCTCAGAAGCTCTTAGACAAACAGGGGCGCTGGGTGGCCCAATACCTCAATTAATTACTGCGTGGACAACAAACATAGATCCATTTACACAAAGAGAAATATCGAATGATGCTGACTCAGCAGAAAAGCAACTACAAGATAAATTAAATTATCTTTATAGAACAGCCATGCCAACATGGTTAACAGATATTGGATTTAGAGGAAAATTATTGGAAGCAATAAATAAAGATGTTAATAGATATGGCGATCCAAAAATTACAAAAACCCAAGCCATGTGGAGATTGTTTGGTGTCAACCTTTATTCTATAGACCCTCAAAAAAGTAGATTGCAAAATATAAAATCTATGGATTATGAAATACAGCAAATAAAAGCAAGAAGAACACAAACTTTAAAAGATAAAAATTTAACACCAACTCAAAGAAAAAAAATAGCGAAAGAATATTCTGACAGAATAAGAGAAAGATTAGAGCAAAGAAAAGAGTATGTTCAAGCAAGTGAAATACCAAAAGAGCTTTTATAAATAACCCATGCCCCTTGCAACAGAACGAGTTGGTCGTTTTGGTGAATATCTCACAGCAGCAATCCTCTCTCAAGTTTCTGACACAGTAAGCATCGTTCCACACAACGCATCCGCAGACATCATCTTTGAACACAATCTAAAGCTGTATAAGTGCCAGGTCAAAACTCAATCCAAGATAGAAGAACGCAGAGGTAATTGGCGGTTTGATATGCGGAAGGGCCAAAGAGTTGCTCATAGAAAATATAAAGACAATGAGATAGATATATTTGCTTTTGTTTCTATAACCCACAGAAATGTGGTTTTCTCTAAACCCATAGACAAGGGTCAGCTAACCATCGTTGATGAACACATGAAGAACAATGATGCTGTTAAAAACATCAAAGATATATTAAAAAATCTTAATTAAAGATTCTCAATATCAAATACAACTTCTTGATCCTTGTAATGCTTAACGGAGTGTATTCCTAATTGTAGAAAATACTCCGCTAATGCTTGAGGATCTTTGTTTTCCAACCCAGCTACATCTATCAAAGAACGCGCAATGTGTCTGTTTACATAAACAGGCGTATTGTTGTTCCTCTCATTTAGAACTGGATCTTCAAAATCAAACAAGTTCATTGCTTTACTCCTAGACCTTTACCTCCTTGGTATATTGGCCTAATTTGTTACCCTCTCCGTCTACACCATGTACAAGTTGTAGTTCAAGGTCAATGTAATGCTTGGCTTTAAGTAAGTCTTCAACCTTATTAACCTTATCTCTGGTAATAAGTTTCAACACATTACCCATC